CGGAAAGTCCCAACCCCAGTACCAAACTGGGGGAAAACTTTAACATCCTGGTCGAATGTAGCATAAGCAACAAACATTACTTTGCTATATTTGGATAAATCAATTAAAGGGGATACATGCAAATCAGTATCAGTAATCGCCAGCGCGTCAAAAAACTTTACTACTTCAATATTTCTTCCCGATAGCGTGACAGCATTTTCACCATCTGTCTGGCTGATTTTTGCCACCACTCTATTAGTTGTACCGTCTGTAGTCTGATCTATGCCAGTTTTGCCGATTAAATTTGTACCTGCGCCTATTACAAGTGCCCCATTACTGTCTACCCTTAGAGGTACATATACCCCTCCAGCTGTTTTCCCCCACATCAAACCATCAGAAGCGTACCTGTTGTTCCCGAGGCTCACCCCGGTTAAAGGCTGGAACTCATCAGCAACAGGATTATAAAATTGAGGAATAAATTTAGCCCCTAAATCAGTCAACATATTTTCCGTGTTATAAGACATATTCATCCTCCTTATAAAAAAAGGGGAGGAAAAACCTCCCCCTGTTATTCCTTTCTAAACTTCCCTTAGCTTCCGCTTCCATTAGAGGCCACGGTCATTTTCGGGTCCATTCTGGCACCACCAAGTACATGTCTTACCTTGTACTGGATGGAATCAGTGTCAAAATCGCCGTCCAACGGGTTTACCATGCCGCCTCCTACGCGCTGAGCATTAGGTGCCTTAATGAAAATTTCCGGCTCAATGTGTCCACGCAGGAAACCGATCTCAATCGCCGGTCTGTTGTTACCGGGATCTGCGAACAGGAACCAAGAAGTATTACCGTTAGAGCTAGAGGCCACTATCGGGATATAAGGGTCAACATGCAACTTCAACTTATTTTTCATCCAGTTTACAGCAATTAATTTTTGATTAGATGTTCCCCCGGATTCAGCCAATTCTATTTGCAACGCGTTCAATATATTACTGGCCGTAATAGACAGTGCAGGAGGAACAACCAAATGTACCGCATCAATAACTATAGGTTCCCCATCGGCGTCTGTCTGTTCTGCTAGAATTTGCATCGCAGTTTGCAGCGCAGCTATAGACAAACCTGGATTACTGGTTACGATATTGCTGTTTCCTTCAGTATACAGGCTTGCGTGAGGGCCAGTAGAATCTACATATAGCTCAGTAGCGAACTTCTGCTCAGTCCTTCTAGCTGCCCGTCCAAATCTAGCAGGCATATCTTTCAAGGCATCCAGGTCATCATTTATCATAGTTTCCCAAGAGAAAGGTATTCTGCGTCCGTATTTGGACACGCTGTAGCTGTAGTACCCTTCACCTAGAGAAGTTTCAGGATATTCAGACTGTTGTTCAACTTTGTCTAACACCCCTTCTGCTCCACTAGTGTAGAACCTTTTAACCGTTCTAAAATCCCTTACTGTTGCTGTTTTACAGTAATTCTGATAGACAGCCGGGGTTTCCCGGTAGTTGGCCAGCAACTGCCTATCTAATATATCCCCGAATAAATATGGGAAGTCACTGGTTGTCATTGCTTCTTGCAAGTGATACGCTGGTCTGCGTCCTTCAAACACATCGGCCATGAACTGTGCGGCCTCGGCCAGTCTACTCATATACTGCTGGGTCTTATGAAAGGACCTAATCCCCTGCCCATCAGCCGGAGAAAAAAGTCTTTGTACCGATGCTTCTTCTGCGCGTATATTTTCAATAGCTTCTAAAAATTTAGGCATTTATATCACACTCCTTTACTCAGTTTCAATGTAGTAGACATTTACAGTCATTTCCCCAGCGTTTATGCTGGTAAAATCAGCACCACCGGTTACAGTTACACGGATGGTCTGAGCGGCGTTCATCCCATCGCAACCATCTGCGGCTGGTGTTGAGCCTACCGTTCCAGCAGAGAACACCGATTGGTCAGTAGTCCCCGTAAATCTATCCAAATCTCCACTAACGCCAGCCTGTACGGTCGCAGATGTATCATTGGTAAACCCGGTTGCCACAATGAATTTACAGCCCAAAGGTATTGCCCCTTTAGGCAGCTGGGTATCTAGATCAACATATCCAGTAGTATCTTCGTTGTCCGTAAAATCGCCTATTGTTACGGCCTGGGATATAACCTTTACCTTCGGTATTGCCAGTTCATCAGCACCAATAACCCCAGCGGGTATATCAGCAGTACCAGGGCCGGGAGAAGGCAAAACCATTACTTTTATTGTTGTAGTGCTTCCGCTATCAACAGCCTCAAGAGCAAATCCGAAGAAGTACCCGGATGCTTTTTTGCTCAAAAATCCGGAACCATCGTCAATATCTGCATCAACGTAGAATAGTTGATCTCCTGCACTAACGGCAGCATTACCGTTGTCGTCTATTCCCTCTACACTCAAATCGTAGACGGCAGGACCAAAATCTACTGAAGTATCCCCACCGGCTCTTTCATCAACCAAAGCTACTCCGGTAATCTGCCCTATCCTGACTGGTTGCCCCGAACTCGGGGAAGCAGGATGGGAACAGATCACACTTAGCTTTCTGCCATTTTCATACACTCTGTTATCAGCCATATTTTCTCACTCTCCTTTAGTTTCTGCCTTTGGCAGCTATCTTTGCGGCACTTTCACTCATCCCAAGTCGTGCAAAAGAATCCTCCAGAACCTTTTCAGCTTCTTCCAGGTTTGTTGCCTCTCCTGGGTCACCTTCTCCCATGCCTTTTATTTCACCTGAACCTGTCAGTTTTGCTATATAGTCGATTTCTGTATCTATAGCCTCTTTGATCTGCTTCTTATATTCGTCTTTGTCCAGGTTGCCTTCTTTATCCAGCTTTGGAGATTGTGCCAAGCTTTCTGTCAATCTCTGTTTTGTGATCTCGGGCAGTTTAGATTCTTTTATTTCACCACAAACAAAATCCCTGGCCTCTCTCAAGATCAGGGATTCTTTCAACCGTCTATTTTCCTTTTCAAGCTCTTTTAGTTTTTCCTCGCTCATCTGTTTACCCTCCTTAAATTTCTCTTTGTCGCCATACACCGCCGCTTTAATTTCTGTCCTCAGTCCTTCAATTAGATCAGGTCTATTGCGTTTCACCTCGTCTAGCGTTATAGCCTGCCATTGTATTTCGCCGCTGTTTTTAGCAGCTTTATCCCGTGCAGACTCGAAAAGCTCTAACACCTTTCCTCCTGCCCCAGGAGTAGTAACAAAATCAACACTTTCAACCCCCATAATCTTATCGATTATAGGGCCTTTTCTTCCCTCAGCTTCTCCTTGTTTTGCATGTCCAAAGGCTCTATGAGAAATGCCTATGTAAGGAGCAAGCTCAGTCAATGTTTCCTGATAGGGGCCAAATACTTTAGCATCCGCGTAAATACCAGGTCCATCAGGACCGTCTTTCAAAAACTTCCCATCTGAAACCAAAACTCCTGCCAAATCCCTTAAAGACCTCTCTGGCCTTTCAACTTCATCGCTTTTTTTGGGATGATCCCAATACATTTTGGTACCTGTTTTATATACCCCAGCATCCCTTTCCAAAACTTCTTTTGCGTAATACCCTGAGTCACCCCAGCCAGGTTGTATTATCTTTATGGGAATTGTTCCATCCCGTCTAAGGCCCTTTTCTACCAAAGGTATACACTCACCAGAAAATTCAGTTTTCGTTTGGGACTCTCTGGCCGGTTGCTGTACGGTTTCCCAGGAAGTCTTTCTTATGACCTCTACAGGGTCCCCGAAGGTAACTTTGTTCTTGTCGTCAATAGTGTAGTTTATCTTGTAGGTCTTATTGTCTATATCGCTGTCCCTGTTGTAAATAACAAAACTATCAGCTGTATCCTGTATAAAGGGCCCGTATTTATCGTTATAATGCGTTTTAAGCGCAGTACGTAAAATAGATCTTATTTCACTGTGTGTACGTTCAGCTTCCAATAGATCTTTAGCCTGTTCTATTGCCTCTTTTTGTTCGGCCTCTTTGACAGGTTCCTTGCCATCTCCTAACTTTGCAATAATGTCCTGGAGAGCCTTAATAGCAGCCTTGATTTTTCCCTCGTTAGCCTTGCTAATTGTTCGGCCAGCTTCTTGTAGTTTCTGCAACTCATTCAACTTATTTTGTAATTCCCTCATTTTTTCCTTTCACCTCTTTCCCTCGGTTTTCGCCTATATAAGACAGTACATCTACACCCCGGAAACCGGGGCGGCCTCTGGTGCCCACTGGGAAAACTATCTTCCAGATCAATCCAACCTTTTCTCTGGTTTTCATAGCACCCATCAGACACTCTTTTGTCGCCAACAGTTAACCAGCTTTTCTGCATTAACAAGCCCTGTGCCTGGATTTGCTGTGCTGCTATTCTACTACCCTCTTCGTACGCTTCTGCTGTCTCTGTTACTGCTACTAGATGTGCCCTGCTTTCTATATGGTGCTGTGGCTGGCCAACTGCAAATTCCTCAAAACGGTTGATTATTTCCTCAGCCATTTTGTTATAACTCCAACCTTCCTCAACCCCCTTTGTGATTATCCTTTTAATCTGTTCCCGGGTGGTTTCGTTTATCATGGTTATTTTTTCTGCAGCGTTCTTTTCCAGATAATCAACAGCCCTGGGATTTTTAAGATCAAAGGATATTCCGGTTTTTAAGTCTGCCATAAACCTGACACCGGCTTTTTTCAGAGCTTTCGTTTGCCCGCTTTTAATGGCCTCTTCCATTGCTATGGAGGTCGCTAAAAAAACCCTGTCAAAAGCGGGGTCGGTATCTTCGGGCCGTACCGACTCCTGGAACCTGTTCTTAAACTTCTCAAACTCCACTAAAAAAAGCTCTCCCTGTTTCCGGAAAGCCTTCTGCATTTCCTTCTGTAGTTTGTTTTCTATCGGGGCAAGGGTTTTATACTTCCTGGTCCTTTGGACGGCTTCTATAAACCGATCAATGGCTTTAAGTAGCTTCTGCTTCTGCAAGCTTAGCCACCTCACTCCTTAGTTCTCTTACTGCATCAACCATCATCTGTTCAATAGCTTCCTCTTCTTCTTCACCATCCACTTCATCATCAGGGAAAAGGTCCTCTAGAATCTCATCTATATTTTCTTGCCCCAATGCTTGGAGAAGCATCCGGGTTATACGCTTCAGGTCCAGGGTACCGGCTGGAGCTTTTCCGTCTAAAGTAGCCACGCTAACTATTGCATCTACCTTTTCTTTCACATCCTTCACCAGTATATCCGGGAAGGTAACATTAACCCGGCCGGTCATTTCATTAGCCAGCTGGATAACCTCTTCTCCGTACTCATTTTTCAGTATCTGGCCTCGAAGTTTACCTCTCGGAGCTCTTACGCTTTGCTCAATCACGAAATAGCAAATTTCCTGGAACACGCTTATCCATAACTGCTGGCGATCCCGGAACATGAGCTCCATAGGACGCTCCATCGAAGTTGCTGTGGCCAGGTTCCCCGTGCTGGGGTCCCCAAAATAATGCTCAAATATCCCAGTTGCAGCTGACACCATTAGAAGAAGCCTGCGTCCATCTTCGGCCTTTGTAGTAGCCCCGGCCGTTTTGATCGGCTCCAGCTTAGCTCCCTGGGTACCTATGAATGTGCTGGCCGTTACAGGTGGAGGGTTAGTCTCTATCCCACTGCCTCCCCCAGTCCCCAGCGTACTTCTCAGCTTTTCTTTTGCGCTGGCCACTCCCTTTTTTCCACCTTTAGCGGTCAACTGCCAGGCAAATCGGGAATAGGCCTTTACAATTGTCGCCCAGTTCTCCAGGAACTCTTTATATGCCTTGGCCCAATCACAGGCAGCATATACATCAGATACCCCGAATTTCATATCGGATAAACAGTTTATCTTTACGTGGTATATTGAGGCTTTTTCAACCCTTTTACCTGCAATAATATCTGCCGGATTTGCATTTTTCCAGTCAGGGTAATACGCTACCCTCTGTTTCGTGTCATAGTTTCCGGTTCCTGTGTTAAACCGGCGTTCTGTCCAAACCCGTCTATAATACCAAGGTTCCTTGGAGTCCTCCGGATTACAAATTATATCGTCAATCTCATCAAAAGGTATGGTCCTTATTCTCACCCGGCCAGTAGCTTGATTTACAAAAAATACAAAAAAGATATTGCCGAATATTTGTAGCTCAGTTTCTTTTATCATTCTGGCCTGGTGTTCAGTCAGTTCAGCCCGGTTTTTAGCATCATTTAAAAATTCTTGTATAACCTCGTTTACTTCCTCTTCCTCTGCCTCAATGTTTATCCCCTGGCCAAATACATACTGCGTCTGGGTCAACACAGCCCTTTTAATCAACGGGTTTTTCAGCCAGTACAAACGGGCCATTTGGCTTATTTTCCTCAACCCATCCCTGGAGAATTCCCTCTGGTTATCGGCTCCCAGTTTAGCCCAGCCCTGATCTTCCAGGGCTAATTCTAGTTCTGTAAGGCGTTCCTGGAACAGCTCTAGACTGTCATCTCTCTGGGTTATAGCTTCCTGCATCCTGCCTATATCCTCAGACAGAATTTTCTCTGCTACACTTTGCAATATGTTCAACTCTTCGTCCCCTCCTTAAACTGGTGAGATCTCTACCGGGTCATCATATACAGCTATGTCATCGTCTTCTAATAATTCTTCCAGTCTGGCCAGAACTACTGCGGCATAAGCAGCAACATCAACTTGGTCGTCATGATCTGCGTTCGGGAATCCTATTAATTCGTCTTCGTATTCATCCAACCATGGAGCGCCTTGAAGATGGTATATGCAACCGCTTCCATACCTGGCAGCCATAGGCAAAGCCCTTGTTATCTTATCTACATCTGCTTTTAGCTCTATTATAGGGAGCCCTGTTCTCTGCAACGTTTGAACCAAAGTTAATCCTATGCTTGCACTCTCAACTCCCTGTATAAATGGCCGCCATCTATCAAATCCCTGTCTGAATAGTTGCGACTGGTCAGGTCCTTCTAACCGCGTTCTTATAATATCTCTTAACAACAGATCCCTATGCGGTGTTACTATCCAGGTACCCAATACAAAATAATCTGCTGTTGTTTTCGTACTGCCTGCCGGGTCGCATGTCTGGAAGCAGATGCACTGATCTTTTCTCCAGCGTTTTTTCTGACCGTCCGGCATATGCAGACTATAAAATTCTCCATCAAAAGAATAGTATCTGAAAAACTCCCTCTTGAAATGTTTTCCTTCAAGAGGCTTCGGATTCTGCTGATATAAGGCACTCCACCAGTACAGACCTAAAGCTTTTTTAGTGTGCTCCAATGTCTTCTTGCTGTATCGTTCAGGCCAAAGCGGTTCTCCTGGCTCCCTCCCTAACGGGTCGTTCTCTTCTGCAAAAGCCGGAAGATTTAATACCTCCCATCTTTCCCCGCCATTTTTCATTTCTTTTATCAGCCTTCCAGCTAGGTCGTCCTCATGCCAGCGGGTTTGAATCAAAACAATTGCTCCACCTGGAGCTAAGCGAGTTCTGAGGGTAGACACATACCAGTTCCACACCTTTTTCCTGTGTGTAGCACTATTAGCTTCCTCGTCATTCTTAAAAGGGTCATCTATTATAGCTACATCTGCACCACGCCCTGTTATAGGACCACCTACACCTGCAGCTGTCAAACCACCTCGATGGGCTTCTACTCCCCAGCGATTAACCGCTCCCGAATCTTTCGCAACGTTATGTTCCCATAATTCAGGACCGCGCTCTTTAAAAGTATTCCTAGCTATCCTAGAAAAGTCATAAGCTAGATCGGCCCCGTAAGAGGCTATTATGATCTCTTTAGATGGATTTCTGCCCAAAAACCAGGCCGGTAATTTTTTCGAAGCTACTTCTGACTTTCCATGTCGAGGCGGCATAGTTATTATAAGCCTGGGGATTTCTCCGCGTTCAACTGCTTCCAGTTTAGAACATAAAAGCTCTAAATGTATTGCAGGTAACCAGGCTCCCTGTCCATCATATTCTAAAAAAAAAGCGAGGTTATTTCTTGCTAGTTCTTTCTCTAATTCGTTGTCTGAAATTCTGCTTAATGCGTTCGGCAAGCTCGGGGTCAGACACAATTTCCTGGATGATATTTTGCTGTTGGTCGTCAACCTGTTTCACCTGCCCCTGCACCTCCTGTTTACCTATTTCTGTTGGTTCACCCCTGCTTAGTCTTTCGACCTTTATGGCTACATCTACCCATCTTGCAATATCGCGGGCAGTTAACTCACCCGGGTTTAATTCCTGCATTCGCTGGATAAGCTTATTTTGTAACATCATTGCGATTTTAGCATGTCGTTCGTGCATTTCAAGAATTTTCTTTTCGTTCTGCTGTCTTTTCTTGCGTTCTATATAGTCATCGTATGCCTGCGCCCTTGCAACCCAATTATACTTCGAGCTTAACTGTTCCAGTCTGGTCTGAGACACTTTTATTCCCAAGTTTTTCCTTAAATGTTCCATAGAGCGCTGTTCAGGAAGGGAATCTCTGTATTTCACAAAGTAGCCATAGGCTTTTGATGTTTCGTTCTTTTGTCGTTCCCATGCTTTAGTCATTATTTATTCACCTGCTAAATAGTCCGCCGCCCAATATTCCAGTGTTTGCCACAGGTTTTTAGGTGCAACCTGGTCGTTTTTTTTCATTTTGTTTACGGCTTGCTTGATGATTTTTGCGCTTTCTGCAGGGATTTTATCTGTGCCTATAACAGAAGCCAAAGGAACCCAGTCCTTGTTTGACACCTGGCGACCCTCCCAACCCTTAGACAGGTCTGTTAAGTGGTTCTCAAAAATGTCTAGAACCACCATCAAGGAGGTAGCCGAATTTTTGATTTCATAACTATCTTTACACTTAGACAAACTATCAAGGAGACGGCTAAAATTGCTTATATGTGCTAGATATATTTCGTTATCCGCTACAGCGGCCAGGGCGGTCTTAAAAGCTTTCTCCAGGCGTTCTGCTTCGTCCGGAAGAAACACAAAAGACAGGGTCCTATAATCTAACTGCACTTCTGCCAAAGGGTCCAGGGTTATCTTTTCTAGCTCTGCCAGCGTTTTGTCGTCCAGCCCAGCGTAAAGTTTAAGGTCAATGTCCTGTATTTCGTTCCACAACTCCTTAAGGATTGCGGGGTCGTCTTTTCCTTCGATGGCATTGTGTGATAGCTGTATGGAGACCTGTTCTTCTCTCGTTAAATGCTGGTCTGTATACATAACTAGTATTGTTTTAATACCGGCTTCTTTTGCGGCTTTAACCCTGTGATTACCAGACAAAACTTTGAACCTGGTACCTTCTTTATAACAAAAGGGGACCGAAGAGAGTCCCTTGTCTTTTCGAATATTTTGCACCAAATTCTGAAACATTTCTGCTGGCATGTATCTGGCGTTTTTTTCCAGCAATTCGGTCTCGTTTATGTCGATAACCGCTAATTTAAACGGATGATCTTTTATTTTTTTATTTATTTCCTTAATACTCTGGAATGCTTTTTCATCCACCAATCTAAAGCCTCCTTTAAAGACCAACGACCTGCATCAGCTTTATAATTTAATGCACCATTTTTTCTGTTATGAAGTCTGTATAAACCTCTATATTTCATGCTTACCGGTTTTTCGGTAAAAGCTGTAGTACCTATCGCTTTAACCCTTATCCCTATTTTTTGTTCGGCTATAGCCTGTACTTCCTTCGATAAAGATGCAGCTAAAACCAATTTTGACAGCCTCCCGTATTTTGTTGGTGATACTGCAAAATCTGCCATCATATATACATTACACCATTCGCCTAAATAGTTTGATCTACTCATACCCAGCGCGCCTATTATTTTCCCGTCAACCAGAACCACAAGGCTAAACTGGGGAGCCGCCGGAATGATGTTATAATTAAGATATAAACTTCTTAATGTATTCAACTGTCCGGTGCTAATCGGGGCTATTTTTAAACCCGAATCTGCTGTGATCTCATCATCTTCGGACAGTTTAGGAATCGTCAGTTTTTCAAGCCTCTGCTTGACCAAGGTAATCCTTCTACAGCACACATTTTCTTACAGAAAAACAGGCCTGGACCTTAAACCCGTCTGTACCCTTCCTATCAAATATTGCTCTAACGCCGGAACCCTTTCATCACGCAAAGTTATCCAATATCTTTTTTTCATCAATTCCGCCGTGAATTCCTCAAATCTTTCGTTATCAAAGACTGTATACTCGGGCTTATCCCATGTAAAAACCCGGTCGAATTTTTTGTAAAGTCTTTCGTACCCACCTTTATATGTAGGTGGAAAGCTGATTGCAAGAATATTACCGGGGGCGTTTTTTATAAAGTCTAAAACATCGCCTGCAAAAAACGTCTTTATTTCAAGCCCGTCTAAAGCTCTTTCCACCTTTTCAGCAGTCCTTTGATGTAAAACGTCAAAATTATTCCTATAAGCATTAGCCATTCGCTGATAATATCTGCCTTCCCGGTCCATATAGTTAAACATTTCGCTACACAATAAAAGCGTCGCTACACAGGGTATACCAGGCTTAAGATAATCTTTCAGCCAATAATAATTCATATCTGCAATACCCAAGCACATGTTCTTCCCTGCTAAATAGTTTCCTAAATAACAGCTATATAAAGACACGTCATTGCTGTTTAAGTTGGTTATTCCCGTTTTAGCTAAAACTCGTTCAACCGTAAAATTTCCAGAACAGCCCACATAAACAGGGATGTCCCGCTGCTCGCTTTTAGCTATTTCATATAAAATTGCCCGGACATCTTGATTAATTGCCCCTATAAACATTTTTAAAACACTCCATAAAAAAAACCAGCCCTTGAGCTGGCATAAATATATATTTGGAGCAGGGAGCAGGGATTTGAACCCGCTGATCTAACCGGGTAGGTTAGCGTTCTACCATTGAACTATCCCTGCTGAAAATAAACTGCCGTTTTCGACTTCTCTTTTCTCTCTTCCCAGTTCGGGAACCTCTATTCCCAGGCTTTCTTCCAGCCACTCAGCGATTAACCGACGGTGGCAAAAGTCACCTGGTTTTTCCCAACATAAAAGTATAGCATCTTCCCCTAATTCTTCATAAATTTTTCGAGGATCCAATTTTTCTAAGACCTCAGCTCGAAATCTCCTGGTATACTCTTCCACGTCTTTTAACTTTACTAGCTCCCATGATGGAGCCAAGGGGAGATATCTTCTCCCCTTAAACCACTTTGGTGTTCCGCGAGCTATTGAAACTGCTTTTGACGTGTCAATTTTTTTATTCGCAAAATATGAGGTTTCCATTTTACATCAACCCCCTTGCTTTTAAGGAAACGTACGGGGTCGTTACTTCTTCATCCCCAACGATTATATGGTCCATTATATCAATCCCGAATATCTCTCCACACTCTACCAGCCTTTTTGTTATGGTAATGTCATTCGGGCTTGGAAATGGGTCGCCGCCTGGATGGTTATGGAATAAAATAATACCAGATGCGTTATGGAGAATAGCCGGTTTAAAAACTTCCCTGGGATGTACAAAAGAAGAACAGACCGTCCCTCTGGAGATTTCGTAAACTGCGTTAATATGGTTTCTTCTGTCAAGAATAAATATTCCAAAGACTTCCTGTGCTTCATCCTGAATATGGGTTACCTCTTTGACTGTTAAATAAATATCGTCAGGTGTGTGGATTTTTTTTCGTATTTCGTACATCGCTCCCTTTTCTTTAACCTGAATAACCTTACAATGTTGAATATACGCTTTTGCCATATTAAATACCCCCTAAAGTATTTTTATTTTCGGTGACCAGCCGAAAATAGTTTTTTTTGTTATATTTATTATAACATTTTGTTGCCCTAAAAGCAAGATAAATACCTATTTTACGGCATTTTATGGCGTTTGCGTTATTAAAAAATTGTGTTATAATATTGTTACAGAGGTTCTCGTCTGACCAACGAGAGAAAGCGGTTCCCTGACCGCGCCTCTGTTTTTTTTATGATAGTTTTCTTTCTACCAGTATAAATGCTTTTTATATGTTTTTGGCGCAAAAATTACGCAAACCCTATAACATTCCCCATCGAACAGCCAGTTTTTCAACAATACCCCTTTTTAAATACTGTACCTTTCGGGGAGACATATGTAGCTTAACAGCTGCTTCGTTTGTATTTTTACCTACCCAAAAGCATGTCTCCAATACTTCCTTTTCCTCTTCTGAAAGAACTTCTATTACTTCATCCATATACCGGCACCGCTTCATATTCAACAGGACTTCAGGCGCGTTCATTATCTGATCTATGCGCTCTATCTTTGTTATTACGGGGCTAGTTGTATAGCCGGTTTGCGTCATTGTTTGATTCCAGCCCCGGAAGCCACCTTCTTCGTAAATAGCAGCGGCTCTCTGTTTAGCATCCTCTAATTCATTTTTTCTGAGACGATACAACTTTATTTCTTTTGTACAAAACTGCCAAATATGTGCCGGTATCCTGCTCACTTCGTTTCCCCTCTTTCTAAATCGCTGTTTTGCGTAATATCCGGCCTCTCCAAATAGGGACCGGCAGCTGTTTCCCGCTTGACATTTTAATAAATCTTACCAGCCTTCCGCAATTGGTACACAGCCAGGCTTTTTTACGGTTTCTGTTATTATAGCTGTATACTCCTGATACCATCCGGTGTCCGCAGTTGTGACAATATACAAGGTGCATCTTCCTCCCTCCCTAACTTGCCTTTATTTCTATCAGCTCCACTCCTACCCGGGGATTATATTTATCTATCCTAAATCGGTGTTCTATATCTCCAATCTGTTTCCACCCATCGTTATCCAGTACCCCGGCCATT